ATTTATCCATCTGCCTTTCTTGACCAATGTCCCGGTCGTATCCTCGATAGTGACCGTATTTATCTTGATAACGGAGGTTAGGTCTATCTGGGAGAAGGCAGACGCTAAACAAAGGAGGCAGGCGATTAAGACAGCCGACATGATCGGTAAGGTTGTAACGCAAAAGGTTTTGGAGGACGCTTTGACAAACGCATTATCCAATGCCATGAATAAAAATAAGAAAGGAGAGTAAAATATGGGGAAAGACAATTTGCCTCGTGGGTATAGAAACGCAAACCCCGGAAACATTAGAATCAACGGAGACTTGTTCCAAGGTGAGATACGTCCGAGCAAGGACAAGTCGTTCAAACAGTTTGAGACTATGGCGTATGGCTACCGTGCCATATTCCGGATCTTGCGTAACTATTATAACAACTATAAGTTGGACACGATCCGCAAGATGATAGGTCGCTGGGCACCGGAAAACGAGAACAATACGGACGCTTACATTAAGGTCGTGTCCGATTACGCCGGTATCCCGGCTGATGATCCTATCAACATCAACGATCGTGAGCAGATGATCCGTATTGTCGCTGGTATGAGTCGGATCGAGAACGGTAGGGAGGCTGATATGTCGGACGTGATAGCCGGGTGGAATCTGTTATGAGAGCATGGCAGGTTATATTAATACTAGTGTGCTTGGTAGCCAGTTTCACGGCTGGCTACCATATCAGGGGGGATGTGACTGATAAAGTCGTGTCTAAATCTGATACCGTATTAATAACCGACACGATCCATGACAGTATCCCGTATCCTGTTTACGAGACATTGGTGCGGACGATACCAGAGCCTTTTCCTGTCTACATTACATTAGACGGTGACACGATTAAGGAACCTATATATGTCCCGGTGCCGATAACTCAAAAGGAGTACAAGACGGATGATTACCGGCTGTCAATATCCGGCTATAAGCCTAATCTTGATTACATCGAGGTTTATAGAAGGACTGAGTATATAACCAAGACAATGAATCCACGTAGATGGGGAATAGGAGTTATAGCAGGTTATGGGATCGGAAAGCATGGCTTGTCACCCTATGTCGGGATAGGCGGGTTTTATAGAATTTGGTGAGGCTTCCATGGCTCACGCCCGAGAAACCTCTAATAACAGAATGAATGCGTTATATGAATAACAAGGGCTGACGTTTTTTGTTCATGATTAATTTAATATTAGTTTGATGGTGACTTCGTGAGAACGAGCCGGAAAGGGAGGATAAAGAAAAAAGAATCTTCCCTAAATAATCGGATCGGAAGTTTGATTATTTTTTCATGCCACGCACGACGGGAAGATTCTTATAAGTCTTTCTGCCGTGCATTTTTTTGTGCCCGGCTTTGATAGTAAAACAAACCACGAAATAAAAAGTTTATGAATAAGGTGGAAATTTTTTACAAAAAAGTGATAGAGGCAGTCTGTAAGGAGTGCGGGACCGATCCGGTAATGATGTTTAGCAACAACAAGGAGAGGAACGTTGACGCTAGGGGAGTGGCTATAACCATACTGGCCGATCGCAAGTTGAGCGACAATATCATATCCGATCTGACTGGAATGACGAGGCAAGCCGTGAACCGGATGCGTAATTTGTATCCGGACAGGATAAGGAGGAGCTACTATCTGAGAAGGACGGTGGAGAGCGTCAAAGAGGAGCTATCCGGTACGGTCTGAGGGTGCGTTATGTTGTAAGGCATGTGATTTGTCTATGAAAAAATTTTCATATAACAAAATTTTATGCGACCTTTGCGGCATGAAAGATAATAATGAAACCTCGGCGGCGCAACAATCCGTATCGGGGTTTTGTTTATTGAACAGGAAATTATTTAAATCGAAATGTGTTTAGGAATAAAAGTCAATAAAGATAAAATAGGCAATCTTATGGTATATTTGTCGGAGAGGATATCTCCAATATATCATACTCAGCTTATTAAGCTTCTATATCTTATAGATGAAGAGGCTGTTAAGGATGATGGCGTTCCTGTCACTTGGCTTGATTATAAGGCGTGGCAATATGGCCCTGTAGCCCCAGATACATATTATATAAAATGCGGGGGAATGGAGTTCTCTGATTATGTTAAGGCGGAGAAATGCTCAGGATCAGATAATCATTTTTACGTTTTGCCGAAGGTGTCATTCTCGGATGATAAATTTAGCGACTACGAAATGGACATAATAGATCGTGTCATAAAAGAATATGGGAATAAAAAGCCTAGTGAATTGGTGAATTTGACCCATAAAAAGGGATCGTTATGGGATATTACCAAGAAAGAGCATAATATTATTTTCGATAATGATTATAAAGTATCAGATTATAGCTTAGACTTTAAGAGACTAATAGCGGATGATCCTGAGAAACTGGAGAACTATAATGGTGCCATGGAGATTATGATGATTAATAGTAAATTAAAGTCATGCGATAATGTTTAAGCCCGGAAACGTTTTATATGGCACGTTTAAGCTGTCAAATATATGTACGAAACCAAAATATGCGATCATTTTACATAATGACGGGCAAGATTGTGTGTTAGCCACATACACTACATCGAAAAAGAGGTCTGGGGTTAGTGATTATGTGCATGGAAAAAATCCTTCTGGATCTAATGACCCTAAATCTTATGTGTTTCTTGCCAGTAAGGATGTTGGCACATACAAAGACGGCAATGGAGTTACTCAAAGCTTCAGATTTCCTGAAGATAGTACGGTCGTTCCAGATTATGGTTATACAAAGACTTCCACGCATAGCTTATCATTGAATGTGCCTGATTTGACTTTTATATGTAGTTTGTTTGAGAAAGAATACTTGGATTTGATTTATATGCTATATCAAAGCAAGAAAACTCCTCGGGAGTATAAAAAGATATTTGAGAAAATATTGCAGGATAAACTAAAGTGATATCATATAAAGAGGAAGGTATGAAAAATTTAGATGAACCAAAAGCTAAGGAGTATGATGAATTCCTAGAAAGGAATAGTTTTGATAAATACTCAGATAGAAAAAAACATATATCTAGTCCAACCACGCTACAATGCATGTATTGGAAACAGGTGGAACCGGTAGATATAAAAAGTAACCAACCATAAAAAATAAGCCTTGCATAAATTAGGAGAAGAGCTCCTTTCCATACCATTATAAAGCCTCCCTTAAAAGGTAAAAGCGTCGTCAACACAAATTGGCGGCGCTTTTTTTGTCTCATCCCCTTCCGCAAAGAACTAGCAACAACTTCGCAACAAGCTAGCAAGGAGATATTTATTTAGCAAGGCACTTCTGTGGATTTTTGCGGTGTCCGGGATAACCCGGATATGACCATAAAAAACTTCACATATGGAAGCAGAGAAAATCATTAAAGAAAAAGAGATCGTCCATGAGGATGAGCACAAGGATTACGCAAGCAAGGGCGTGGGCAACGCCGGCTTGACATTGGGTATCATTGGCACGGCTCTTGGAGCTTGGGCGGTGTCACGTAACCGTGGCGGCTTGTTCGGCGGTGGCTGGGGAGCCGGTATGCCGGAGAACGTTAACATCAACACGACCACGGGAGGCGGTGGAGGTTCAGGGGCAAGCGCTCCGACGGCGTTCATGGCATGGGAAAAAGGTTGCGAGGAGGCGTTATCGCTTACAAACGCAATGTGGGGATTGAAAGTATCAGGCATGCAAGCTGATTACGACCATCGTAATACGGATGTAGCCGAGAAATTCCAGCTTTACCAATCACAGGTAAACGGTGATTTCGGAAACTACAAGACTATCCGTGATCTTAACGATTATCAGACCGAAAAGCTGAACAATGCCGCATTTGGTTTGTATAAGAGCCAACGTGACGGTTTTGACGTGCTGAATGCCCGTATCAGCCATTTGGAGAAAGAGGTAGCCGTTGGTGCCGCTATCCGTCCTTACCAAGATCGTCTGATCCAGTGCGAGATCGACAAGGCGTTCACGGCTTCTGTCAACTACACGAGACAGCTTGATTGTCGTAACATCAAGGGTGAGCTGGTATTGCCTAACACCCCTGTCGTTACCGGTTATGGGAGTTACCGTAGCTGCTGTGGGTTTCCCCAGACAAGCGCCCCCGCTGAGACAGCTTGATAATCCGAGGCCCAAGCCCAAGGCGAAGGCTAAGATTAGCAAGAGAAAGAAAAGTTAGTGGTAGCCCCTCGGGGCTTACCACTTTCCTATTACCAACCACTAACAAAAGATATTATGGCATTAAATAACGTATACATAGGAGGTGACCCTTTATTGGGGTCTAACGGTAACATGAGCAATGAGATGGAGGCTTATGAGCGTCAGTTGCAAGAGACCCTCAATCAGATACAAGTCCAGAAGCAGCGGGTGTTAAACCCTCAGAATAACCCAAAAAGAAGCCAATCCCCCTTATGGGACGAGATGGACAAGGTCGTTAATGATATGACGGACATGGAGATCGAGGCGTTAAACAACGACCCGGAATACCAGAAGGCCCAAAACGCATTGATGGGCATCCTTAACCGGGAATACATGCGTATCATGCGCCCGATCGTGGAAGAGTCCAAGGACGGGAAGGAGATACTGGACAGCCTTATGGCAATCACCAAGAGAGTCAAGAAATCGGCCTCGGAGGAAGCGAACAAGAATATAGCGCTCTTTAATGAGTATACGTCTAAATACGCCGATATGCCCTACGCTGAGTTCCTAAAGCTGAAGAATAGCGGCAAGAAGAAACAACCTAATTAATCGGGATCATGGAAATTAAACAGCAAGCTTTGGAATTAAAGAGCCGGTTGGTGAACTCGGTGGAGATATGGGCGGAGGAAAGGGTTGACTCTTTCGTCTCCGGGAACACGGCATTCAAGCCCCTTGGCAAGTATCTGAAAAGAGGTGTCCACAACATCCTCGTGCAAAAGGACAAGGAGATCACCGAGAAAGTGGAGGGATTCATGTTGTTCGTGGCCGACGAGAACGGAAACTACGATAAGGAAGAGCTATTCGATGACGCCATGAACGTATTCAAGAGCATGAAGCCGTATAAGTTTGAGCAAGGATTTATCAAGGGTACGATCGGGGAAGGCTCCATCTTGATAGAGCTTCCAGATAACGGACTCATGAATTTTATCCTAGGCGAAACGAACGCTATCCGTATAACGGAAGCGGATTTTCTGGAACTGAAATCAATATTCACAGAATAAAATAAATGACAGGGTATGAGATACAAGGAATTGATGAAGGACTATCATTCGAAAGGGATGGTATCCGAGAAAAAGATGTGGGAGGCCATATGCGAGCTGGACGAGGCTATGGAGTGTCTAAAAGAGAAAGATCCCGACACGTATGACGAGGCCATACGTGATATACATGAGGTTTTTTGCGGTCCTCATTATAATGAGCATTTCGCTAAGATGGACGTGGCGGCAATGCACCATAAAGGCAAGTCGGGGGAGGATAAGGGTGAGCACTGGAACATCCAGCAAGTAACCGCCGTCGCTAAAGGCATGAGCGTACCGGGCAACGCTAATATTTGGGATGTTTACGTTGCGCTAAATTCAGCGTGGCACGACAAGGAAGTAAAGTTCACGGAATGGTTCGGTCCGGATGCCGAGAAAAAGATCACCGAGGACGCTATCAATTTCTACTTCATGGATGATGACGCCCCGGAAGGCAAGGTTTGGATTTATATGTGCGCCATGGATGATTAGGAAGACTAAAAATAGAAGGCATGCAAAGAAGGAATCCGCAAGACGGGAGATAGACCGCCTCACGGATTCCTTGGATTTCGAGCCTGTCAACTTCTATGAGGTGATGGCTCGGATTAGACACTTGATGTGCCTGTTATGATATCTCTGAAATTAGGCAACTGCAAATAGAACGAGAATCTGCTTAACGGTCTCCATCGTTCAAGCAATGATCGGTTACACTCATTCCATCCATCTTTTCCGAAGCGGATATCCAAGGCATTAGTTATCTTACGCACGATAGACTGGATGTATGGTACATTTGCCCTGTTCCCAATAGAAGGGGTATAAATACATATTTTGTATATTCCTCCATTAATACAATCCCAGCTTCCCCTATAAAAAGTGATATGGGCTTTGTCTAGTATTGCCTCGTCTGATAAGCTTATAAATCCGTTATAACTTCCGATCAACATCGCTTCGAATACTTTTAACCCAGTGGACGAGGAAAGAAGCTTTTTCAATTCTCTCTCGTCCCGGACAATTTGGCTTATTCCCATGAATTAATGATTATATAGTCCCCGCAATCTTCAATATACTTTATTCCGGCACTATCAAGAGTATTCTCTATGTCCACTTGGCACAGGCAAGATTCCGGTATGATATTGTCATACCCTTCCGCTGGGATCATTTTCGTGATTTGCTGGAAATGATCCTCTAGTTGTTTAGGGGATTGTATTTCTACATCCCCGTCGTAAATAAGTACGCACATGTTATTTAAATTATGAGCCTTCCCATGAAGGCTCGGTTAATACTATTCCTCAGATCGAGTATAGGCATCCAATGGGTAACACAAATTTTATCACCATTAGTATCATACCATTCATTACATTCTCTGCAATACCAACCCTGTTGTAAGTATTTAAAATAATCAGTACACCAGCAGCCAGTTATTACCAGATCTTCATCATCAGGTAACTTATCTTTTGTGCTTATCCACGGGAATTGCTTTGCCTGCCATTCGGCACCTGCTATAAATCCCTGATAATACGCCGGGAATGCACTACCGCTACTCCTGCTTTCAGCGAATAAATGAGCCGCTTCTTCTACCGTCTGTCTCTTATCAATATCTCTTTCCATGATTTTAAATAATATTTAAATATTGCTAACCACACATTGTTAGTACACGGTAAACCTGTATATTTGCGTTGCGTTTGGTTGGAACATTAACACCTCCAATCTGGTGAACTGTCATTCACCTCCTTGTCCTATCTCCCTTGTCCGAGAAAAGACACAAGCCCATTGTCCTGTAACTTTGGGCTTTTTTTAGTTTCGCTTGACAGGGCGTAGCTAAATATAGCTTGACGATGCAGGTCGTCAGGCAAATCGGAAAGGAGGTGTTTAATGTGGAAGACCAAACGCGCGAAGACAGCAAGACTCGTATTTTCTGTCGCTACATAGTAAAGAATGGTAAGAGAATCTATCCTAAGACCTCTCGTTACTTCTCTTTCTTGGTGAGCGATAAAAAGTAAGCCTAGCTGTTTTTTAGGAGATGTGCAGGCATCTCCTTCCTTTATTAGTCTACAAGCGTTGCCTTAATCATTTGATCCTCCTTTCTCTAAAATATCCTTACAAGCCTTGCTATCGCACCTTACCGGTTTTTGATGGAAAGCGCACCAAGCTTCCCCGTTTGCGTCTTCATCCTCGATAAGTTTGCAGTCTCCGCATTTATCTGTTAGGTATTTCTTGTCGAAGTGTCCTTCTCTTATGAGCCACTCAATAGCGTCAACCACATTGTCCATCACGTTCTCCTTGTTGAAGGAGTTTGCGCAAGTATAAGTCTTGTCACCTTCCTCGTCCTCAATATTGTCTGACGCATACATGAACTCAACGAAATTTCCGGATAGGTAATAAACCATTCCGTCAATATCATCTTGGTATGATTTAGGCATCATTCCGATTAGATAGGATAGAGACCAAGCCGGATAATGACCATCCATATCTAATAGGGTCGGCTTGTCCATCCATGACTGAATTATCCTCTCTTCGACATTCTCTCTTGACCAATCGTCAGTTTCTGTTATCATTAACAGGTAGAAGTCCGCCGTCTCCGGTCTCACCCCGGCCTTTAATAGCCGGGATGATTGTTGTTTATTCGTGCAAATTTGATTCATGTTATAATTCGTTGTTAAATATTCCTTATTATCCATATCTTTCCCTCAATTTATCAATGTAAGATAAGTACCATTCACGAGTTTTCTCCTTGTCATCCCCTACGTATAATAAACCAAAAGGATCGTACTCTATAAACTCATCGGTCTTGCAGAAAGGGCAGGGGACATCCCCGCCTATGGTCAATCCTCCAACCTCGCTATCATATGAGTCAAGATCCCATAGATAGCCGTCACAGCATCTTGCGTCTGGATAAGATGCACCGAAAAAGGGAAACTCGGGACATTTTTTTATTTTCTCTTCCATATTTACCCCTCCTTCTTGTTGATCACCTCATGAAGCGAATTATACACCCGGGCGAATATCTTTCTTTGATCTGCATCCGTAATAGAACTTACGAATTTGTGCATGACCGTCTTCTTCTTGTTATCCCAGATTATCCGTGCCTTATCCACGCCGTCAACAAACAATATATGCGGATATTTACCCCATTGTATCAATGTACCATTATCGATAAGATCAGTGATCTCCTTCGGCATTAGCTTCTTATTGCGGGCCATGCCTATGAGCTTGCCTTCCTCTCGCTCTATGGCCGATTTGGTCTTGTCTATCTCCTTTTGGAGATTGGATATAGCGTTGTTCTGCCTGTCCCATCTTCGCATGGTGGCCGGGCCGTTCCTCTTATCGTTAAGAGGTTGCCCGTTAGCGGAGGCCACGTCCTCGAAGTGCTCGTTGATCTTTTTGCTGAATTTATCCTCTTTCTTTTTAAGAGAGGATTTTAATATGTCTAGTCTGCTCATCTCATCCCTCATGAATAACCACGCACTCAATTTGTTCCTCAAACGTAACGTCCACTATATCGTAGGTATAGTTATCGGATGTTTCTATAATGACCTCCGCTTCCGGGTCTTGCTCTTGGAGAAGAGCTATTAGTTCTTTATTTCTCATGACTTATTTATCGAATTTGATTTGGTACAGGTGGAAACAATTCTCATGTAGGTTGACAAATTCATTACGTGGAGGGAATATCTGCGCTACCTGCATGCTGTCCGGCATGAACTTGTATCGTATCTCTTTCAGTTCGTAATATCCGAGCGTGTGATTGGCGGATACGGACAGATGCCATTCACCCATTTCCTTATTTATGAGGATGTCCTTTCCTTTGTAGGTGAACATACCCGTCTCGTAAACTCCGTGCTCATCCTCGATATGCTCATATATGAAATCGATCGGAAGCATCGTAAATGCCATTGGTAATGGCCGTTTATATTTCTTCAATTCCTCATTTGTCATTTTCTCTGTTTTTTTATTTATCTCATCATGGATGAATGCATCTTTCAACTACGATGAATGATTAAACCTTATTTGTTTTAGCGAACACCACGCTTTCGTGATCTGGCCTCAGATGGGCCATGCAAGCAGATGAGTACTCGCAGAATCTCGCTCCCTCGTCCCGGAAGACGCATCCCCTGCACGGGATCTTGTTCTGCCCGTTGTAGTACGGCCTGTACTTTTCCACGATAATTTTCATGTCTCCTACCAACACGATCAAACCGGTAGGGGTGTTCTTCAGTCTGTTGATTATTTCCATGATCTGTTTTTTAAAATGGCATGTCCTTGTCACAACTCCCGTAATCGTAGAACTTGGTCATGCCGTCATTATGCTTAAATTTCACTAATCCCGTGGCCCCATCTCTATTCTTGGCCACGATCAACTCTCCGTAATTGCGTTCTACGTTACCGTTCTTGTCCTTGACCTCGATCTTGTAATACTCCGGTCTATGAATGAACATTACGATATCAGCGTCTTGCTCGATAGCCCCGGATTCCCTAAGATCGGATAGGAGGGGTTTCTTGTCCGGTCTGGCCTCGTTTCCCCTGTTCAATTGGGATAAGAGCAAGAAGGGAACCTTTAACTCCTTCGCCGTGATCTTGGCGGTTCTGGACATCTTCGCTACCTCGCGTTCACGGCTTCCTTCCCGTTCACCGCTCTCCGCCAATTGGAGATAGTCGGCCATGATTATCCCGCACTTGCCTTGTTTCTTCAGTATTTTACATCGTGACCGGATATAGTCCATCGTCACGCACGGGTTGTCATCGACGTAGATCGGAAGTCTCCAAAGCTCATTCACTGCCGTCTCTACCTTGTTAATCTCCTCGTTTGTCATATACCCGGACTTGAACCGTTCCGGATCTACGTCGCACTCGGATAGGATCAGCCTGTTAGCCAAGCTTATGTCGGACATTTCAAGCGAGAATATAGCCACGGGCGTGTTGGATTTTGCCGCCGATTTGGCCAAGTGAAGCATCACGGCGGTATTGTGGGTGACTATGTAGTCATCCGTTATGTACAAGGCCTTCTCATGCGATACCGATATGCACTGGCATTCAACCCTGCGGTTGGTCGGTGTCACGGACATCACGGTCAAAGGTTTGTTCCTCCGGTCTGGCCTCACTCTGTCGAATTTCCTTGGGAGCGTGAAGCATTCCCTAGGATTGTCCGCTACGATCACGAGCCTGAAACTGTTCCTTTTCCGCTCGCCATAAAGGAATGAGCGTCTTTCTCTCAAGGAACATTTATATCCTAAAGACCAGCAAAGTGTTTGTACGCCTCTCGCCAATTTAGCGCTCGTGGTGTTGTAGCATATAGCCCCATTCTTGTCTATATCCCCGTCTGTATCGAGAAGACCGTTCAACAGCTCAACCCTTTGATCCCTGCATGCGTCAATGTACATGTCCGGGATGAACTTCTCGTAGGAATGGACATTCAACAATCCTAGGCTCTTTAGCTCTGACAGGTATTTATTGACCTTCCTGTTCTCCTTGTTGGTCACTAGGAAGCGATCATCCGACACGATAACATCGTAGTCGACCATACCTTGGATCTTATCAGCGATGAACTTGTCCGGCTTGCACCAGCTAACCCCCTTGCTCAAGACTCCATCTCCTAGCAAGACTCCCATGAGATATGGGTGGATCACGAAATCTTTCTTTTCTCCGAATATCCCGGAGAAACGAGGAATGCTTATTCTGCCGGAATATCTTTCCTTGCTTATCAAGTCCATAAGCTCTAGGGTAGATACGACCCTTTCGGCCTTGGCGTTGAACTTGGAAGATATTACGCTCCACAAGTGGCTGCCACAGCATTCGATCTTGCGACCGTCCGAGAACTCGACCATGTATGTCTTGACATGTCCTTGCGGGAATATGCCGGTCACACGTGATTCAGCCCCGTCTACGGAGCAAACTTGGTCGCCTATCGCAAGATCCTTGTTCAGTTTCCATCCTGAAGGTGTCAATACCTTGGCATCCATACTTAGAGCCTTTCCCATGGAGGGCCTAGCCGCTATTATCACCAAGTTTCCCGGCTGCCAGCCGTTAGTGATCTTATTCAGGTCGTGAAGCCCAGTGTCTACACCAGACCGGATGTTTTTCCTAGCCATCTCCACACGCTTGTATAAACCGTCCATGGAGCCTTTAAGAGCCTTGGATATATGCTCGCCATTAGACTTCCCGATAAGCTCCTCCATGAGGCTCTCTGAGCCGTTTATGGCCTTGTGCAGTACGTCCCCTATATCCTCGTTGGAATAGATAGCGTTCTCAAGTTCATTGGCTATCACCAGCCCTTTCCTCTGTATGGATCGCTCCTTGACTATCATCGCGTGGTCCAGTATATGGGCCGATGATCCAATCTTGGAGGTAAGGGAGGCTATGTAGATCGGTCCCCCTATACCCTCGAGATCTCCGGATGACAGCATCGCTTGGGTGACCGTCATCATGTCTATGGGCTTTCTCTCCTTGTATAGCCCGGATATGGCCTTGAATACCGATTGGTTCCTCTTGTCGTAGAAATCGGCCTCAGATAGTTCCGAGGCGATTTTCTCGAAAGCGTCGCTCTCTATGAGGCAAGCCCCTAGTATTATCTGCTCTATCTCCTTGGCTTGGGGAGGCAGTTTCCCGTCAATCAGGGACGATGTAAGTGAGGTCTGTGCGATGCTCGTTCTTGCCATAATAAACCTTGTTTTTGTCTATTGCGTTAATCAATGTCATTCTCATGTCAATCTCTTTAGCCCTACTTTTTTTCTTGTGCTTCCATCCGGCATCCGTCGCCCAGAAATTTGTGCAAGCCTTCTCGAGAGATAGTTTTATATTTACGCCGGGATAATAGGCTTGTTGGGTCTCCATGATCTTTGGATCGTCGCATATGCTCTTATATGCGCTACGGACTAAATCCAAATAGATGTTGAAATCATCTTTCCATGTTTTTACCTTTTCTGAGTTATCGCCCGCTTCCGGAACGGGAGTGACGGCGTCCCCCGATTTGGGGGTAGGGGGTATATTATTATTATCTTTACTTTCCTTTTCTTTTCTTGCTATATTTTTTTCGTCTTTTGCTATAGCATTGCTATCATTATCCGTAGCATTTGCTATAAATTCTGTAGCATTTGCTATTTCTGATTCTTTTTTGCCCCATCGTTTAGCTAAACCTATCTTCCCTGCCTCGGATCGTTTCTTTGATTTATCGTCTTTGAATTCCATTCTTTTCTTGAAGCTTTCGGAGTAGAAGTACTTACCGTCCTCGGTAAAGACAAATAACCCGAAATCCTCAATGACGGACTTTATTAAGGATGCGTCCTCACGAAGGTCAAAGGCTATCATGTTATAATCTTTGACACTCATATAGCTTGGCTCCTCTCTAAGACGTTCTAATATCATGAAGAAAACACCATATCCGGCGGCTTTATGCCTCATTCGTAAACGAATCAGCTTATCCGAGTTTCTGGCATTACTGTCGTGAGGGAAATAGCTCGTTAACTCTTTCCTTGTTTCCATATCATGTATTTAATATATTATCCCCCTGTTATACAACTCCTGCCTATATCGCTCCATCGCATCGAGGCATCGTTCCTTGTCCATGTATCCCATTGGCATTATTCCGGCCAACCTTGCGTTGCATCGGTCTATGCCATATTTGAGATCCTTGTTTGACATTTTCTTTATATCCATGATTGCTTAAATTTAAAGTGTACGATATACTCCCCGGTCGAAACCGGGGCTTTTAAAATCTTAATATGTCAATCGTATTATGCTACAGGGATGAATACAGCAGGATTGTTTTTCTTTTCGTATAGTTTGCGGAGATAGTCAATAAGAGGATCGAAGGCGGTAATGAATCCCTCGTTTATCAGATCGGCAATTTTCTTCTCCAGTTGCCACAATTCACGTTGCTTTCTTTCGTCACCGTGCTTGTTACGCAACAACTTCTCATGCCCATTGAAGATTATCCAGTTCAAAGCCTCTCCGATCTTCTTCATCGCCTTTGGCATGTAATCTTTCGGAACGATCTTCATGACAGCCGAGGACAATTCCTTGTAAGCGTCACCTGCATCGTTGCGGTAGCGTATCATTTCGTCAGACACGAATTTAAGTACGTGATATTCAAATTTTGGACTTAAATACATGGCAAATTTTATAAACAAGATTGGATGCATCCATGTCCCACCATTTTTCTTGCCTCTGCACGTCTTGGATAGCGCATTTTTTAATTCCGTAAATTCTACGGATTTAAAATCTAGCTCATTTTTAGCTATTTCAGACATTAGTTGAGTTAAATTTGTGCTTTTCCAAAAGTTATCAAGGTCTCTTGTTTTTAAATCCCCGAAATTCTGGGATTTAGTTTTAATCGATTCATTCCATTGTTTTAAAAGGTTCGTTGCGTTAAAATAACCGTCACTTGTTCGTTGGATAACATTAAACTTGCCTATCTTTCGAACCATTTCTTGGCTTGTTTTCATATCTTTATTC